TCTCCTTTATCGCCTTTAGGAATAGTAAAATTAAATTGAGCGGCAGTTGTAGTTCCTACATTTACAACACTAGCTTGAGTTCCTGCATTTCCTGTTGTAACAGTTCCAACAGAAATAGTAGCTGCCTGTCCCGGGTCTCCTTTATCGCCTTTTATTACGTCAAGGGCAATTAAGGGACTAGATGATATAGGAACATCTTCATCTGTTTCTGCATAAGCAGCAGATAAATCTGCATATCCTCTTGAAGAGTGTTCTCCCTGTTCTAATTCATTAACTTCGGCATCTTCTCCTGTAGCCCAAGTTCTTGCATCTGCTATTGTTTGAGCGCCAGCATTTTGTACGGATTGGACTTGATTATTACCCGTTTGGATAACTCTATCTACTTGTGTTTGTCCTTCAGTTGTTATTCCAGTTTTTTTAGCTTCTATTTCAGCAATCGAAATATCTTTTTTATCATCCAATTCATCCAAATGAGTATTCGTTGCTGAAGTTAAACTTGTTAGGGAAGTTTGTTCTTGTGCTTGTAAATTCTGAATATATTCATTTTTTTTGTTGGATAACTCAGTTAACGAATTGTTAACATATTCGGTTATTTCTTGTCCTTTTGCATTTATTGCAGCTTGTACAGTCAAACATTGGTCAAGAATGCCCTGTAATTCAATTAATGATTCTGCTGTTACTGTATTATATACAGCAACATATGCATAATATGTTGTTTGTCCTATTTTTTGTGTCTGAAGATTAGGACATCTAAATTTACCAGAAGCAGTATCCAATCCAAATTTTTCGCAAAATCCTGTAGAAGATGTTTGAGAATCATAATCAGAAAAAGAAGTCGAAGGTATTTTCCCACTCTGTAGATACTCAGCGAGTTGCGGGAAAGTATCCAATTGATATTCTGTTGTATCGCACTTAAGAGTACCCTCAGGATTTCTTAGAGCGTAAACAATTACTCCCATGGCCGATGAAGTAGCATTACTTAAATACGGCTTTAATTGTGCCACGGTAGGAAATTTAAATTTAGATGTTCCTGCGGTAAGTTCTTCATCTGTTGCTCTTACATAAGCAGATAAATCGACTTGTTGCCAAATATTTCCATCACGTCTAAGAACGATGATGTCGCCAGAAACAATTTGTTCGTTTTCTTGAGTAAACGTATATATTGCGCCATCGCCCGGCTGGCCATGTGCAATTGTTATTTTCTTTTCTGAATTATTTAATAATAAAAATAACCATTGGCTAGTTGGATAATTAACTATACTGATATTTTTTAATAAACTTTCTTGTACTAACTCATCTAAATCTAATGCTATTACTGCTTTTGTTGGTGAAATAGATTCTTTTTGGATAACAGATACTTCTGGTTCAGAACCGCCAAGCATTTGGCTGATGAAGTCTCTGATGTTGCCGTAATATGTTTTCCAATCAGATGTAATAATATTCTGATTTAATATATCCGCTCTTTCTGGTAAATTAGTCATCTATGACACCCAAACCTTTATTATTTTATTATTTATAATTTTGTATTCAAATTTTATCTTATTTTTAGGTTGTTTAACTTCAAGAAATGGCAAGTATCCATCTTTTATAAGCTGTTTCTCATCTAGATTATAATTAATAATTGTTCTCGTGTTTTGTGGAGGGAACTCTATTGTATCTTTATTAATAAATTTAGCATATTTTTTCATTTTCTCAGCCTTAAGTATTGTAGTCTTAAGCCCCCAGCTCTTGAATATGTTTCTTTTCCCTCGCCCCATGTCTCATAAGGACTTACAGAACGCCCGATTGCATTACCAGATAAAGATACTGTTCCACTATTTCCATTATTCAAAACAATATTTTGAATAATCTCCAATCCAGAATTTATGCTATATGTTCCTCCAGAACCGCCATAATTTCCGCCGCCGTGCTTTCCACCTCCAGCAGTTATCATTCTTGTTCCCCCTAAATCCATATAGCTGTCTTCCCCATCTTGTACGCGGGAAGTACGATTGGCCCCAGCTCGTATAGTCACACTTTGTCGTTTAGGGTTTCTGAAAATTAATTCAACAGCGGCGCCAGAACCTCCCGCAGAACCCCAACCATAAGAAGATGCTATCCAAGTTTCTCCCGAACCACCGCCGCCTACCAAACATAAACGATACACTCCTCTTTCAAGTGTCGCTGAATAAGTATATGGCCCCCAATTATAGACAACTATGTATCCGGGGTCAAATGGGTCATGGTCTCCCTGACCTAGCGGAGCTAAGGGATAAGGAATTGTCATTTATAATATCCCCCATAACTTCCTACCCATTTACCTCCACCATTATAACTTCTAAATACTAATATATGATTACCAACGATACTTAAATCTGGAGATTCTTCGTATAACCACACAAGATTACTAGGGAAATGAATAGTTCTTGCTGCATCCACATATAAGTGCATTTCAAATGTTATAGCTTTACTGCTATCTTTAACAGAAATTTCAGATATATCAAAAATAAATGTAACATCTCCTGATAAGGAATATGTATATATTGTATTATTTTCTTTTAATCTTATAGTATTGGTTGTAGTGGATATATTTTGATAAACTGTTGCTGGATATATATGCTGTAGAAGTTCGTTTTTTACATTTGATAATTGTTTAGGATTAATTGTAAATATTTCACTTGTTCCATTACTTACTTCTGCATCTGTTGCAATCCTGTTAATACCAAATCTTTTATTTGTGGCTTGCGGAATAAGATTCTCATTAATTAAATCATCCTGTCCAAAAATATATCCGCTTGTATTAATTTGATACCAAACAGTGCCTTCTCTTATAAGCAATATAGCAAAATCGCTCGTTAACTTAATATCTTTATCCTGAAATAGTATTATAGAGCCAGTTCCACCATAATTATTTTTTACATTTACAGTTTGTTTATCGCTTTCTACTGTTAAAAAAATAACAGAACCATCTGGTAAATTATTAACCTGAATTGTATTTAATTCATCATTTTCCATTTCTCCTTCAGTCGTTAATTTAACTAAAGACTTTGTTGGATTTATGCTGTTATTTGTAATAACAATAGATTCAGTCGCCCCACCACCCAGCATTTGGCTGATGAAGTCTCTAATGTTGCCGTAATATGTTTTCCATACACCTGTAGATATTGAGCTATCTAAAATATCTGGTCTGGCTGGTAAATTAGTCATCTATAATTCCTTTTACAAAACAATATCATATTTTGTATATTTTGTCAATTATTTATATCCCCGAATATCCGCATTTATTGTTGCAGCAACTGGATTTCCGTCCTTATCAAAACACTGTATCATTGGCCCCCTAATATTCATATCTACAACTTTAGCACTTATAGCGTCACTCCCTCCCAGTAGTGTCGTAAATACTTTATTTATTACCTTGAAGTTTTTTGTGGGGATTAAACGAGTTCCAGAATCGGAAATATCTACACCGGACAATAATTCTGAAACATCTGGAGCATCAATCGTAGCCTTTAGGGAATGTATAACTCCTTGTATCTTTCCAGCTTCAAAAATTATTCTTACAGTTATTCTTTCTTTCTGAATAAGTAATTTATCTGGCATTAAATACCAATGTTCGTCTTGCTTATAGAATAAATCTTGTTCAGCAGAGTAAAATTCTTTATTGATATCGGGATAAAATGGTTCTTTGCTTTCTCTTTTATAATATATTTTATAGATCCCCTCTAAATTATAATCTAATTTAACATATGCGTTTTCTATATCTCCTATATATTCTACATTAAATTCATAAACCATTCCTGCATAATTAATATCACGATAGAATAACTCATCATCATTATTGTAGAATTTTTGATTATCAGGGGTATAAAATAGTTGGTCTTCATTAGCAAATATACTACCGTCAAATTTATATCCATCAGTTATTATACCCGGATAATCATTCTCTTTATAATCATATTCTTGTAATATGTTATCATATTCAATATCCCCATTATAAAAAGTGATAATAGCCGGATTTACGCTTTCATTTCCAGCAGTATCTACCGCCACAACAAATAATGTTAATTGTTCTTTAGGAAGTGTAGCTGTTGTAAATGGTGGGGAATCCCATAAGCTTTGAGTATGAGCTTTAACTGCATGCTCTTTCCATGGGTTATTTCCATAGTTATAATATATTCTAAAGCCCGCAAAATCTAAAGGTTTGTTATCGTAGTTCCAAGTTATATTATATCCTTGTCTATCCAGATTTTCGACATCAGGAGGAGGATTTCCGGTTCCCTCTACTAAAACACTAAATTGCGTCCAATCTGAAGCTACTCCTTTCTTGCTTATATATCTTACCTTTATTGTAGCTTTAACTCCATTTTCTACTTTAGAAATAGAAATGTCATCCAGCCCAGTATAAGGGAAAACATCCCGATATACAATTTCATTCCCCTCATTTTGGGTATAAACTTGGATACCATCAATTGCGACAGTTTCTTCTGGTTTCACTCTTACCGTAAAAGCAACAGCGGCTTTATATCCTCCAGTAGAATCTGGTATCAATGCTCGTTCATCTGCAATAATATTTTCTACGATTGGAGATAATGGGGCTTTATCTATCCAGCTAGGAATATCTGACATTTCAGGGTCATAATCAGGAATATCAGCTTCTGTTTCATCATGTATTTCAGGGGCTTCAGGAACTAAGGTTATTGTTGCTGTTAAGTCATCCCCGGGAGTTATTTCCTGAACAATAGCATTTATATGTGTTCTATCTGTCTCTCCAATATAAACCATTTCTCCACCTTCGGGGGCGATAGATTCGGGTATTGGATTAGTTAAAACAATATAATCACTTGGCTCTTCATTAGATTCGATAGCAAATGTTTGCAATGTTCCAAATGAAGACCGAATAATCATTGCATATGTAGAAGAATTAGGTAAATAAAATTTATCATCTAATGTTATTGCCGCAACTCTATTATTATCATCTATATCTATGTTTTTTATTCTAGCTGAACCTACACCTACTTTTATTACATCATTAGATAAATAGACTAAATCTCCTAAATTAACGGCTAAATTTTCTATATCTTGAGAAACGGTATATGTTTCTGGGCGCAAAACATATTGGCTTAGCATATATTTACCATATTTCCAAGCCCTAGTCCTATCTGTACAACCATATGAATCAAGAGATTCAAACTCTGTTGCGTTGTCTTTATTGTAACCTGTATTATAAACGATTACTTCTTGTTCTGTCCAATCTCTATCAGGGTCAATATATTTTACTTTGAATCCATGAATATCTTTTTCAAATGATTTGCTAAATGAAAAGCCAAAGGAATTTCGTGGTGATATAGCTGCAACAGGTTGTTTTCCTGCTTTATCTAAAATAGTACAATATTTACCATTAATATTAGAAAAAAATGCTTTCCCGGCAGAACACATACTTTGAATACAATCTAATCTAGTAAAATCTCCGTCAATCGCAACATCGACTAACCAATTAGGATATGTTTTTTCCCAATCTATTAATGATTGTATATCTATTTGTTCATCTTTTAATGGGGAAACGCAAGCCGTTCCTGTTAAAATGTCATAAACATGCCAAGCTGGATGTCTATTTAATTTCCATTGTGGGGGCTGATTAATATCCGTAAAAACTTTTTCATATGATTCACATAAAGCAGATACATTATCTAGCGTTCCATTTAATTGGTCTGTCGCTTTTACGCGAATAGCCATTAGACATAAACCTTTAGCCCTTACAGGTTCTTTATATTCAATATTTCTAAAGGTAGTTAAATAACCATGACAAGCGGCATTGGTGCCATCATCGCCATATAAACCATAATATTGGTGTAGATATACTTCATATTGACCTTTTTCTGGTAGCTTTATTCTAAAACTTCTTGTAAAAGGTTTTGTTGTATGTGTAATTAATGTCCATGGTTTATGCAACCAAATCCAATCTTCATCGCCTACTTTTCTATATCCTATATTAATATAGGCGCCATTAAACAATCCCGAACCGTCAGTCGGCTTTTTAGCCCAAATTCCTAAAGGGAATTGGATATCAAAACTTATTTCATCTACATCAGAAAGAGAAGTTGTAATAACGGGAGTATCTCGTTTTAATAAAATATTATAATTAGACGTTCTGGCAGTATTGGTATAGAGTGTTATAGGCTTATCATCTTCCCAGCCCTCTCTTATTTCCATTTCAACTTCAGTATAATTACTAATTGGATTGGTTCCGATTTTTATATCAGATAACTTTAATGGACCATATCCAAAACAAAAAAGAGAACGTAGATAAGTATCGTTACCTATAATTTCTGTATAATCAGGAGCAACTTTATAAGGAGAAAATCTTGTTTTTCCATATATACGAGGTAATGGACTATATGGAGACATCTGGTTTGATGAATTGCTTAAAGAGCGCATGCTTTCGCCCCAAGAAGCAGAATTGGTCTTAGGAGATGGTGGCTTAATTAAGGCACTCATAGCTAATGAAGCGACACCACCAACGGCAGCCCAAATGGCTGAAGTAGTACCAACCGCGATCCCTGCCTGCAAGGCGCTCATGCCAGCAACGCCTGCGCCTGCGGCAGCTGAACCACCTATACCAGCCAAAAGCGCACCCGCGGCAAATCCAACTACAAAAGCAAGTGCGACCATTGCAACAATGGTCAGAATTTGCTTTCCTCCTCCGCCACCCCCACCGGAAATCTCAGCAATTATTTTTATTTTTTCATTTTCTTTTAAATAGGTTTCAGGCCAAATATCTCTATTTATTTCTTCAACAATTTCTAAGTCATCATCTAAACGAAATATTTTTATGCCTTTTTTTAATGAAATAGCAATATCTAATCCCTCTACAGTTTCTTGTAGATTAATTCCCGGCTTTATTGTAATAATATCACATTTTCGATTGAAAGGGTTTTTAACTAATCTAACTTCTGCCATCTCAAAACCTTATAAATTCTACCCTGCCATTTAGGATATATATCTTCTATCACACAATCACGTCCATTAAAAGAATGAATTATTTTATTGTTCCCTACATATAAAGCGATATGTGTAACAAAACCACAAACTTTGAATAACACAAAATCAAATTCTTTAGCGTCACTTAATGGGATTTCTTGCCAATGTTCTTTTGATTTTTCTTTAATATAATTACTTACATCTTCATTTAAAATATTTTGTTTTTCGTGTGTACTTTCTCTTTTTATCCCAATATGTGTATATTCAGGAATATCTATATTAAATTCATTTTTATAAACAACCACACATAGACCATAACAATCTACCCCACTTATATCTCGTCCTAATGGTTTATATGGTATTCCAATATATTTATTCGTCCAACTCATTAGAACATCGCGGGGAAAATGCTGGCATCCATTTTATTTTTAGGAAATGGCTCATCCATAAATCTATCTACAATTAAATCTCCCTCAATTGTTAAAGCATCGCCAGTGACATTGGTTAACTTCATTTCCCAAGGTCCGGCCTCTGTCGTCTCTAAATCAGATGACATAACAACTTCTAACTTAGCTTTCATTGGATAACGGATAGAGCGGATTGTTTCAACAATTATTCTATCGACGTTAGCAATAGTTAATTTTATTGTTCCGCTTACTTCATTTCCTTCTGGGGGAAGATTTATCTCAAAGGGATATGCAATAAATTCATTTCCCTTGTGCATTATTTTTCTTGGTTCACCATTTTCTGTCTCATTTGCATTATAGACGTATAGGTTTTCTCTCCCCTCACGCTCATCAGGAATAATAGTTAAGAGGATATAAAAAGCCTTATCTGTTTGCTGGGCAAAGATGGCGTTTAATGTTTCTTGTGATAAGTTTCTCATTTGACAAAATTATATATTAAAAAAACAATTTTGTCAATATTAAGGAAGAATAGAAACATCTATTTTTAAAACAAAAAGAGTTCCTGCATTATTAAAAGGAGATATTTTGGGCTTTTCTTTAGGGTCAGTAAAACGGAAATAAGTCGGTGTTCGTTTGATTGGATGTACCCATTCAAAAGGTAACGCTCCACCATTTAATGTTTCATCATACCATTCTTCAAAAATATCTATTTGTGGAATAGTTAAAACAAACTGCATAGTTATTGGTCTAGGAGCGGCTAAAGAACGTCGTCTTACTTTAGCTGGGCCAGTTTCCATTTCACTTACAATTACATCCGAGCGGCTTAAAGTTTGTTCATATCCATCAGTCATTGGACGGTCTGGCAAAGATGCTGGCCATGTTATATTAATTGTCATTTTATCCTCTGTTTATTGCAGGTCTTCTAATGCTGAAATTATTTTTTAAGCTCTTGTCAAAAGCTCCCTCAGTAAATCCTTGAGAAACAGTTTGTTTAATAAATACTTTTATTTGTTCTTGTCCGTTAGAATCTCTACCGCGTCTAGTTTGTACTGGCGGAGCATCTGTTCCTCTCATATCTATAATCTGGACATTAGTTCCTCCAAACATTCCAGAATCCCCTCCCCCGACACTTCCTCCTTTTGCAAATCTTGGCGCCGAATTAATAGCATCTAGCATTGGTCTATATTGTGCAGCGGAACGGGCGTTTACAACATATTCACCATTAGACAATCTAGCAAGTATTGAATCACTCGTTCCTGAACCTTTACCTTTTACAGTTCCGCCAGTAGCAAGAGCAGGTAATGAGCTGGAAGTTATTGCTCCGGGATTTAAACTGCTTTGTAAAGCTCCTACATCAAATGATGTATCTCCTACACCTGTAGCAGCTGCGCTTGGTCCTTGAATCGCCGCCCACATAGCTTTTGCTAATGGAATAGTAAATGCCATTTGGGTGCATATACGAATTAAATCTTCAATAAAGGCTGTAGCAAAATTTCTAAATGAAAATTCACCATTTGTTGCAAAGTTAACTATTTCATCTTCTAGATTTCCTAAACTAGATACCATTAAATTTTGAGCTTGCTCTGATTTTAATACTGAATTTATAAATCCTGTTATTGAACCTTCATTATTAATCCAAGCCATATGAAGAGTATTGCTTTCCGAGATTAACTGCCCCATAGGCCCTGTTGTTGATTCCAACGCCAAAGCTAGTTTAGCTATCTCAGAAGCTTGTTGCTGAAATAGAGGATTTAAAGTCTGTACATTACCGGTTATATCGACAAGAACTTCATCATATTTAAATCCAGCAGAAGCCAACGCATCCCAAACAGCCTTTTGGTCCGTTGTCATATAAAATTCTTCGCTTTCTCTTTTTAAGCGTTGAATTGTATTAGCCAGTTTATCTAATCTTTTTTGAAGTTTTTTATCTGGGGTATCATCTTCAGCAGGTTTAATAGAATAATCTGGTGCATTTTTAGATGCATCTTCTAGTTGTTTACGTTGTTGTTCTAATTCGCTCTGAGCTTTTGTTATCTCTGATATTTTATTATCTACCGCTGCCGCTTCTAAATCATCGATTAATTCATCCAGACCTAAAGTGGGGCTTGGCCCCATAATCCTATCTAGAAAACGAACTATAGGTCCCCCAGTAACGACATCAACAAACCCCTTTGCTTTATCCCATGCAGAGCCAATAGCATTAGATACACCATCCCACGAAGCTTTTAAGAGGTCAGTATATCCTACTGTTTTTTGCCCCGTCTCAAGCATTTCAATTTCAACATTTAAAGAATCTATTTTGGCTTGCGTTAGTTTAACTTGCGATTCTAATGATTGTTTTGTTTGGTCATCTAGATTTTCTAATATTTGACCATTTCTTTCTATCAGGGAATTTGCTCGTCCTAGCTCACGATTAGAACTTGTAATACTCTCTCTTAAGTAAAGATATGCAGTAGATGCGGCGACAATAGCCGCCGCTATAGGATTCTTTACCGCCGCCTTAAGCGAAGCAATAGAAAAAGCATTCAAAGATTTTGTAGCTAAATTTGCTTTTATTGATAACGCAGTAAAAGCCGTAGCACCAGCTAAAATACTTGTTATTAAGGGTTGAATGTTTGCCCCTAAGTCGATAATTATTTTAGCTAATATTGAAGATGCTCCAGTGGCATCATTCATGCCTCCAACCCAAGCTGTCATTTCATTATTAAACATTGTTATTGCTTGAGCTATTGTTGGCGTAGTTCTGGCAAATTCGGCTTCTAATTTAGGTAATTGAGACATAATTGCGTTGAAAAATTCTTGAGAAGAAACTTTTCCATCTACAACTCTTTTTCTTAATGCGGCGACACTACCATTTAGTCCATCAATTCCCTCAGCAGCAGCCTTGGCAATACGAATACCTCCCTCCAGAATAGAGTTAAATTCTTCAGCACGAACGATGTCAGTACCCATTGCTTGAGAAAGCTGTAATAAAACACCCCTTTGGGTGAAAGCAGAAGCACCAGAAATTTGTAAGGCTTTACCTACTCCCTCTGTAAATCTTAATAAATCTTCAGTGGAAGCACCTAAATTTTGTTGTGCCTGCGTTAGTCTTGTATATAATTGTGCTGTGGCTGATATATCAACTCTTGAACGTTGGGCTATAGAGAATAATTCATTCTGTACAGAAACATAATCAGCAGTATCTCCAGACAATGCCCTAATCTTGTTTCCTACTTCAGTATAAGCATCCGAAGCCCTTATTATTTTTTGTACACTAAAAACAGAAAGAGCTGCGGTTGCCCATTTTTGTAATGTCTTAAAATAACCCGGAGTTTTAGAAACTGATTGATTTAACTTATCTATACCATTTGCCGCTTGTCTGGCATTTTTTTCTATTCCGCTAATTCCTTCTGAAAAGGATTTGCTGAAATTAGAGCTTTTATTTATAGATTTTATTTTAGCGTCTAATTGGTTTAGTTGCGCAGTGAGTGCTTGAACAGATGATATAGCTACTTTATTGTTAAATTCAATTTCTATATTATATTTTGACATTACTAGATTTTACTTTCTTGTCTAAATCACTGTTTATTTTTTCACAATAAAAATTGTCAACTTTTTTTATTATTTCACTTATTGTGCTTATTTGTTCCTTAACATTATATGCTTCACAATATCGATATATGCTGCTCCAAGGAATAGGACCAATACCTGACATAGATTGCGGCCTATCAGTAGATAAATCTAAAAAACAACGCCAGTAAAAACCATAATCAGGATTTAGAACTGGCGCATTTTTTATTGGTTCAGGAATATCATCACCTTCTTCCTGTGCTGCGTTTAAAATAGCTTCCAGATTTTTTCCGTACTTTAAGCTAAAACGCAACACATCAGTTAGTTTTTTACGACATCATCAATAGCTTTTTCACGATAATTGGTAAAGTCAGAAGAAAAGGCAACAATGGCATCCAAAAAGTGCGGCAGGTCTTTAAATATTTTTAGAACATTTTCTTTAGAATAAGGAATTTCTTTCCCATTTTCATCCCTTACATTTTCCCAGCCAGTTACAACACATTCAGCATACAAATCAAGCATCTTTTCTTTTAATTCTTCAGGTTTAGATTCTACACCTTTTCTTTTAGTGGCTCTTTCAATATATTCTGCCTGCATTTTAGCCATTTTGGGATTCCCCGTTAAATTTGAAGTAGCAATATAAACTGTTGCATCTCCAAACTTCACAGGAAGACCTTTTTGTTCTTTTTCTGTATTTGTTTTGTATAATTCATAAATATTCATATCTTTTTCCTTTAGGGGTGGGCGGAATCACCCCTAAATTCCGCCCAAAGTTATAAGATTATATTGGGGATTAGTTAATATAGTCGAATCTTGTTATTCCAAGAGTATATCCTAGATTCGGGTCTCTAATTGCTTGATAATCAAGAGACAGCATTACATCCTCATTTTTTCCGCTTACATCAGGATTACCTGAGCTATATTTTACACGGGGCATATCGAATATATATGCGTGTTTCTTATTATCTTTAACCATATAATTTAATGAAGTTTCTTCATTATTAATTAAATCTTGTAATAAATCTGCATTACTGAAATAAGTATTCATATTTCCAGTTACAGCAAATTCTCCGAGACCGATAGATTCTGTACCATAAATACCAACAGCATTTCTTCTACGACAGTTGTTATTTATTTCTACCGTTAATTCACTGACATAGTTTGCTCCTTGAATCTTAGAGCCACCACGAGCTATTCTTGCAACATTACTTGATGTGTTCATGACAGGATACTGAGGAGCTGTAATATCTGTAGCACCGCTTTCTCTTGTCTGTACAATTTTAGCTGTAGCGCCTAAGAATGATGTTGACATATCAATGATAGAAGCAGCGTTTAATGTCATACTCAAAGTATCAGGTATCATTCCTGAAAAATATTGATAATCAATAGGCTTATGGTCTAAGAACACTTGCTCCAAAGTATAAGACAAAATAGGGTCTGTCCGTGTTGGGTCAATATTCTTCTCCGCATTCTTTAAGAAATCTCCCATATAGATAATGATTTCTTTTCCTGCGCCATCATCAGTAGCGAATCCTTTGGGAACATTGGATAGAGTAATATGATGTTCATCAACTACATCTAATATACGAACAGCATCATTATTTTCTAATGTTGAAAACTGATTAGCGGAAGAAGAATTGTCACCCAATTTAATCCACATCCCTGCTTCTAATCCTAAAGATGTGAAATCTAATGTCGTAGAAACTAACCTGTTTTCTGCGCCGACATCTATTTGAATATCTCCAGAATCGGCCTTAATCCCAACTCTCTTTACAGAAGATTCTTTTATCCCCTCAATAGAAGAAACATCAATGCTCACAGTTAAAACTTCAGCAGCAGATTCTGTTACAGAAACAAGCAAATTATTTCCTTCGGCATCATAAGCATCGCTAAATAAAATATAATCACCAGCTTTAAATATATTTTTTTCAGAATTGAAAGTAATTTGGCTTCCCTCTACACTGGCGATATCACCTTTCGATGATGTCGGCTGTTCTTTCCAATATTTCTGAAAAGCTCCCTCAAAAATATTGTCAAAAGCGCCATAGGAAAGTTCCATATTAACATCCCCACCCGGCTCAGAACCAACGGAAATTATGTCTGCAACTTGTCTATCTGGTCTAATTTCATCTGATTCTACAGTCGTTGGATTAATACCAAAACCCGGAGCACCAGTATTTCTCACTTCAAGAAATGCTGGATTAGCAGGAATAACTCCATTTTCAATCTCTTCAACAATTCTTAAGGCTGTTCTATTTGTATCACTCATTTTAAAATCCTAAGATAAATTATTTATTGAATACTAACACATTTTGTCTATTTTGTCAATTACTTAAATTCTGAGAAAGATATGTTAAATTGGACATTTTGCTGATACCAAGCCTTTTCAAAATTAACAAATGTTGGGCTACCCTTTATAATATTTACATCTCCAACTTCTGCACCATCAAAAATATCCAAAATAGCTTGAACAAGCTCATCTGATATTTGTGTTTTTTGATTAGATGGAATAAATACTTGAAAAATCAAATATCCATATCTATTAAACATTCTATTTCCGGGACTGCCTAACGTTTGTTGCCCTCCTACAGCTAAACGTATAGACCCTCTTACCCAAGGTATGTTTTTTTTTACAGTTTCTGTTGTTTCATTATCCCAATATATTGGTGTTCTATTATTCCATCTGTCTTCAAAATGCTTTTTTATTTGATTTTTGGCTTCTAAAATTGTTGTCAATCCCACCCTCCTGTTTTATCCATTCCTCTACTTATTCCAATTTGAACAAATGCTCTTGGGGCTTGAGAACTATGTCCTTCATTAAGCAATTCTATATATTCTACATTATTTGTTAAATATAAATTACCTTTATTCAGTTCATATCCATTAAGCTCATCCATTGTTTTTTTATATTCAACATCCGAAACATCCTGTTTAGAGCCAATAATTTTTTCATTTGGTTTACCAATTGTAGGAATCCAGTTTGACATAGCATGACCTGTATCAACTGGTGTCAAATCTTTTATCTCTACAGTTACGTTTTTAGTTAATTCAATCGATTCATCTTTAACGATATTTAATAACTCATCTGAGATTAATTTACCAATTTTTTTCATTATATTTCTACTGTTAATTCAGATGCAACTTTTATTCCGGCAAACCAATAATTTGATATTTTAGTTATTCTATATTGGTTTTTCTCTGTATCTTCAATTATATCTGACAATTCAGGCATATTGTCTTGAATTTTTGATACATCAATTATTATCGTATCTTTACTATCAGAATTTAAGGGGATTTGATAACGATTTGTATAATCAATAAAACAACCATTTACTTCTATTTTTAACTCTCCCGTCGGATTTTCCTCCGTAGGATTCGTAAATTTAATAAGAGTAAATGGTTGTCCTAATTCTTCAATAACACCGGGGACGTCAACATCCCTCAGTTCCATTCCAGTTTCTACGTCTGCCATTTCCTATATCACTTATTGGCTTAGGGAACACATCAGGAACTCTATCAATATCTAGATTAGCGGCCTTAATTCCCGATATTGTTACTCCTGTAACAACTGGCCTTAACGACATTGCCTTACTTCCCGAGCCGGAACCTCCTTCATCGACTATATCCCCTCTGCCATCGTTAGCCCACAGAGTATATTGTTTGGCCAAATCCATATAGTGTTCATAAATTTGTTGATTTTCAACAGAAATACCACGAACATTAACTTTTTTCTTAAGCGCATACTGAGCTGCAAGAGCTTGGCAAGCTGCCGCGGCTGCACTATATAGATTGCCCTCTAGTTCCAGAAAATCCTCTAATTGGTCATCTGTAAAAATTTGATTATCAGGGTCAACATCGTTAATTAATGTTCGTAAGGTATCAATATTCATTATCTACGTCTTCTACGAGGAGAGTCGTTATAACCTATATTTTCATCTGTTGTATCATTTTCTTTGGGCGTCTTTTCGCCAATATTCACATCAACATTTACATTCACTTCGGCTGTCTCAATATAAACATCCGCTTTGACATCCGCAGTTACGCCAACATCCGTATTTACTTTTCCATCGCTCCCGATGGCTTTTTTATCTATGTCTTCTTTAAGAGAGCCTATCTTCCAATTTTCTTCATCAAATTCATAACCAGAAGAATTAATCACCTCTGATATTTCTCTACCCGGAACACCATATGATAAATATCTGACATTAATAAATTTCTTAAATTCATAAAAATCTAACCCAAGAGCTTTATAATCAAACTCATCTCCGGGAAAAAATTTTATTTTGCCAATAGAAAATGTTTTTGCAGCAACAACTGTATTTTTCATCTATCCCTCATAAAAATATGGGCGGGGGTTAACCCGCCCTTTTCTTAAGCCTGATTTGTTAATTGCAATACCAGCTCTGGACGAGTATTAATCATTAGCGGATTTGTTTCTGCTGTGATTTTTAACCAACGAGCTTCAGGGTCGGAATATTCCGAAGCATATTTCAGCAATCCCGGAGTATTAACATAATTTAAATCAGTTTTAGGCGCATATTTCTCTTGGAACATTCCCGGAACATCAGTTGGGAATAAATATGCTTTGCCGTCTTCGATTAATTCTACCGTTGTTCCATTTTCAAGCTTAACAGAACCAGCATACTCACGGAATGAAATTCCTTTAAAGTAGAAACCGTTTCTTAAATCTTCACGATTTGGATTGGCGATTCCAACTTGGTTTCCATAAGCTTCCTTGATGTCTGGATTTTCAGTCAATTTGTCAAAGAATGTTGGAGAACACAGACAAACAAAATTAGATACAATTCCTCCAGTTTGGTTAGCCTGTTCAATTGCTCTTTTAAATCCAACCAACTGAGAAGCTACGCCAGTTGCCTGAGACAAGTCAATATTCTTTTGATATTCTGCCTGCGTTAAACCTAAAGCATCATAAGAATTAAATAAGGTCTTACCATCACCGTCTTTGGTTTCGCCCTTAACTGCGCTTAAGCGGAAATATTCATGAGTTAAATCAAAATTTCTACTAATTTTAGAAAGTCTTTTTTCTCTAACATTAGATACTCTATCAAAATCTTGAGTTCCCGGTGCACGTCTTCCCTCAACATCCTCTGGATAGATATAATCCTCAACTTCAATATGAGGAATAATCAGAGGAATCTGTTTTGCTACATCGTGTTTTAATCTTTTAGCCGGGGAACGTCTAGCATGAGTTCCATATACACCGATTGTTGAATCTTCAATATCTAAGATAACAGTTGAAGTTGTAACACTTTCACCCTCAAATAAATTCATAGAGGTAATAAGATTTGGTGCCAATGGAATATTATTAATCGGTCCTGTATAATCTACAATCTTTCCAGTACCAAATACCATATTTTCAGCCATTAATAAATTCTCCTAAATACTAGCTACATCGACACGGATTCCAGCAGCTTCCATTGCAGCTTTGATAGTTTTTTTCTTTTCACCATCATCCGTTTGATAGTTAAGCCCATTTTCAAGTACACTTGCTGGGCCATTTCTTAGAATAGCACCATAGATGACTTTATCTTCTTGCTCATCAGTTAAATCAATATCTTCAGACAAGAAAACTCCATAAAAATTTTGTGTTCCATCTTCTTTAGAAACATCAATAGGAACAATTTTCCCCTCTGCATTCTGGGCCACAATATCACCTAAACTATATTTGTTACCCTTTAAGAGGGTCGCATTTTCGCGAGTATAGTTTTTATTTAGGTCAAATTGAACGACATCAGAAAATTTCTTCGGGAAATATTTAATATCTGCCATTATTCTTTTCCTTTGTATTTATTTTTTATAATTTGATTAACTTTTTCCACATCTGTTAACTCTACAGGTTCTGATGTCGGAAGACTTTTTTGGATTTGGAATCCTTTAAGTGCAGCAGAACCAGCTTGGAATATTTTATTAAAGGATGATTTTTCTTCATCATTTAACTTAGAATAAACTTTATAAACAGAAAGAGCTTCCGCATCATCAATAGAATAGTCAGCGAGCATTTCTTTAGCTTTCTGTATATTCTCACTCTCTAAACGCTTATCTATTTCTTCCTGCAACTTTCTATCGGCATCGGCTTTATCTTGAGCTAACTTTTGAATTAATGCAAAAGATACATCTCCAACTTTAATCTTAGAGATTTTCTCGCCATTATATTCAATAACCTCATCTTCTTCTAAGCGTTTCTTAATTTCTTCTAGTGGGTCTTCAGATTTAAGAAGAGATTCTTTATCATTATTTTCTAATGACATAAAATATTCCGCCCCCTTATTATCTAAATTAGAAATCAAATCATATTTTTTATTTAATTCCGATAAATCTTCTTTTATTTTATCTATTTCACTAGACTTCGCTTCTAGAGCTTCAGTAATTCTTTTTTTCAGCTCTTCGGAAAAATCGGCGATACAACTAGCAATGTTTTCTTCAACATTTTCATTGCCATCTTTAAGTATTTGGCGAAGTGTATCGCTTAGAACTCCTGTTAGTTCCCAAATTCCATTCTGCACTTCACTAGCGGATAAAGCCGCCAAAAATGCAGATTTATCAAAACTTTCCGCATTAGTTTTAAGATTTTCCATGTCATCTCTCTTATATAGCAAAACATATGCGCCCGGATTAGCCCCCTTATCAACAAAGGAGACTTCATCAATCGTCATATTTTTTAGCTTGTTTCTTTTAATATTATTCTGGGTCATCTATTTTTTCTCTTACACCACGACCACCTATAGAGAGCATGGGATAATCTCCTTTTTTAATCATATCCCATACTTCTTCATCATAAATCTTAAAGCCAATAAACCATCCAGTTTTTCCTAAATCTATACCAAGTAAATCTTGTTTTGTTTTAGAAAAAACTATACTCTCCACAATTTCACCGATGCCGCGCTTTCTAACATGCATTTCGCCTGCTCTACGGGAATTAAGAACATAATCATAGGCAGCTTTTTCCAGCTCCTCATCAGGAATAACATCTCCTTGACTATCAGTAACAAGTTCCCCATTTACTGAATTTACAGAAGCCCAAGCAAAGACCAGATGTTCGTCTTCATTGACTTTATGAATATCACAATTTATTTTAAAATTATTATTTTCCATAGGGGCATATTAGCATAAAAAAATTTTTTTGTCAATATTTTTATTTTTTGTCAATTTTTATAATCATATAGTAAATAACACCTACAGTTTACTATGTTTCCTGCTGTGCCGTTTTCATCCCTTGGATAACGCATAGGACCAAGGGGAGTTTGGAAATAATCCCAAATATCAACACCATTGTTATTAATCAGAGGAATTGCTATATGGTTGGCTCTGACTCTTTCATCCCTTTGAGTTACCCAAAATTTTTTAAGCCCATTTAACTCGACAGCTCCTTCCATTCCCGCCTGAATTATACTCTCATATTCCCCCGCAGAGGCATACTTCAACGTTTCTGTCTCAGCTATCAAGTTTGCTCGATATTCTATGCTTCTTTGGCGATAAGAATTAACAAGATTATTTATTTTATTTCTGGATAAAATAGCTCCCGCAGCGATAGAAGATATAATTTCATTATCTTTTGATTTTTCTCTATTTTCATACTTAAGTGATTGTAAACTTCCCGAAATAAGAGCTTTCTTATAATTGTTAACAGCATTTTCTTGTTGTCTATTTAACCCTATTGAATGCTTAAACTCATATAATATTTCTTCATTATTTCTCTTTTCGTTTATTGCTCTTTCTATTGCTTGCTTTACAGCCAAAACAGTATCATTAACTATATCTTTCGTTGTTTTTACACGAAATCTCTTATATGTATCAAATGTTGTATCATAAAATATATCAAAACGATATTTAGATAAAAATGAACCTTTAGGTAGAACATTAATAATATTGTTTCCAGCCTCTTGAAAAACAACATCAAGAATGGGCATAAAGTCAGTTTTATTCATTTCTTTATCCATATCATTTAATCGTTTATATAATACAGACAATAATGAATTTATATCTAACCTTTCTAAATCTTCAATTTTAGTTTGACGAGCAAAGTCCTTAAAAAATTTAAGGACTTTTTCCCTAACCATATTTTTATGTTTATCAGCAATAGAAATTACTGTTGGCATTATTCTTCTTCTTGAGTGTTGTCTTCTTCAGGAATATCTTGATAATTCGTTCCATATTCTCTATCAGCGTATCCTTGAGGAATTTGTCCTGTATAATTAGGGTCAAGTAAGGGAAGGCCTCCCTTTTCTCTAATCTTATTTTCTAACACATCATCAGGGAACAATCTCATTCCAGCCTGAGCCAACTTCATTATAGATGATGATAGTTCATCAAATGATAATGGGCTTAAATCACCGGGATGGATATACGGCATATAGCTTTCATTCATTCCATTTAGTGAAATTAGATTAGGTATTAACTTTCTGTTAAATTCTTGTGAGATAACTTCCGTCCATGCTTGTAATGCTGCTAAGAATAATGACTGTTGGCTCTCAGCTAAAGAAAAGCTCCCTCTTTCATTTCCTCCAAGCATAATAAAGCTTGCAATAATAGAGCGAGCTATATCTTGTTGATATCTTGTAATTATTTTGTCGGTATCCATAGCGCGTGTACCACGATTCGACAGTAAATCTATTGATACAAGTCTATTAGATGTTGGTTTCCCTTCGGCATCTTTATAAGTATCTGACGGGATAATAACCCCAGCTTGCTGATTGGCTCTTAAATCACGAGCAACTTGTTTATATCCTTGTAAGGTTAAAATTGCATCTTTATCTCCAGCATTCGCTTTTTTCAAGACATCTCCCGGGATAGAAACAACAGGCACCCCATTTAATTCTCTTTCAACGCCTATAGATTCAAAATCTTGTACTCTTTTTAAATAATACCAAGCTCTATATGCTCCTCTTAATATTGATTTTCCTTCTGGGTTGCCCATAGAGCTTTGATTCTTGAAGTGTAACAATTTATTATAAGGTATAACAATTGTTTCTGCGCTGTTTGGCGCTTTTTGTTCAAATGCTAAAATATTTCCTTTATCATCTATATCCCATCTTTGTCTAGTAAACGGAGAAATATAAGATAATTTATCTACACCTATCTTACCATCTGGGAAAAGAGAATTTTCTTTTTCTCTTTTTTTCAAAACAATCTCAAAAATACTATACCCGAAAGGAAGCATCATCATACAATTTGACATAAACTCATCAAAAGATTCTTTCATATCAAAAAACAAACAATTTTCGATAAATTCTCTTTGTTCCTCGGCTTCTTCTATTCCTCGGCAGAAATCAGGTAAATCTATAATCCATTCGACACGCCGGAAAAGCATTTGAATGGTTAAAATTAGCGCGGAAACAGTGCTATCATTATCCATCATTTCTTTATAAACATATAAAGATTTATCTCCTCTTAATGCGGGGTCAAATTCTTCATTGTCTGGTAATCCCCCAACGACAGAAATACTATATGCTGAAAATTCTTCAAAAGGTTCTTTTTTATATCTTTCTTTAGCTTGACTTACTTCAGGTTCTCTTACATTTAAATTTTTCATTTTTATATCCACTATTAAATACTAACTGGCGCACATATATTTTCATCATTATCCAGATTCATAAGTTTAAGACCTTGGTGAAATGCGCGACTACACGCATCTACTTGGTCTTTAAATCTGCTCCCCGGAAATGTTGTTAACTCGTCAACAAATTCTTTATTCCAAGGCCCTTTCACTATAAACATCTTCCCTATTGATGCTTGTGTTGCCATTGCATCCGCTCTAAGAGTTTTACTTCCCGTTTCTACAGACGACTTTACAACATATCCAGCCAATTGTTCTGTTATAAATACTGCCTGACCTTTCCCTGCTTGTCCCGGATCTTGAGGAAAATCTTGGATGCACTCTATTCCGTCTTTTTCTGCTGTATTTCTCATAATTGTTACAACTCTTTTTTCGGCACCCCTAAATCTCAATACATCCATTATATAGAAATTTCCTCTGCTATCAAATCTTAACTTTGCTCCCGCAGTAAAAGGTGATTTAGAGGATGAACTACCAGCAAGGTCCCACCCTCTTACTTCTATTCCCTCGGGAACATTTTCAAAGTCTATATATTGTATATCAGATGTTTTAAATAAGGCTCCCTCCCTAGGAACTGGACGTTGCTGCAACTGCCCCGCTGTAGCATAACTTCCCAATGTTTGAACTAATTTAGCTACGGCCTTTTCAGGGAAAAGTTCAGGGCACATTAAATCTCCCTCTTTTTCTCTTTTATCCCAAAGATATAAACTTCCATCTTTCGCTTTGTGTCCGCCCGGATGAACCACAGTATAACACTTACGTTCTGGCTCAAACATCATTGGTATCATAACATGTTCATAACCAAGGTCATTAGATAAAATTTCACCGCTTACATCTCGTTCACTTACTCTCTGCATAATGACAACGGTTGCTGAATTTTCTAAACTATTTACACGGGTTGGCAGGGTTTCTCTAAACCATAATAAGGCTCTATTTAAGTCTGCGTCTGAATTGGCTTGTTTTACAGAGTGAGGGTCATCAATTACTACAACATCTGCGCGAAGTCCAGTACCAGTACCATCTGTAGAAGTTGCCTCACTAAATCCATTTTTGTTATTTGAAAATTTTCTTTTATTATTGGTATCTTTGACTAAAGAAAATCTATCTCCCCAAATAGATTTATATTCTGGACTTTGAATAAGTTTTCTGAATTTTACATTATCTCTTTCTGATAGAGATTGAGCATAAGAGAAACCAAGAAACTGCTTATATGGCATATTTTTGGGTCCCCAAATCCAACTAGGGAAAAACACTCGCGTCAAAAGACTATTATGGACAGCTATATCATTTGCTGTAAAGCTATGGTCTTCATCAACAGTCAAACAGCGACATTTTTTTAGACCAGTTTCTTTTATGCTTATTATCTTATCAGCAAGCCATATACTATCAAAAGATTGTCTTTGAATATTGTCTATATAGTTCTCTACGCATGAGGAACGAACTACACATGCTAGGTCGTTTAGTGTTAAGTCTTTAGCCTGTACCCATCCCCTTGTTGTTAAAACCGGATGATCAAAGGCAAGCGTTAACTCTCTACCATTATATGTATGAATGGTTAGAGTTGGTAGCTCACCTTGTACATGAACAGCATTAACCTTACGAAATCTCCCCATATGGGTAATTATTTCATCCCCAACCATAACTTCTTTAAGTGCTTTACGCCCATTTTTAGTTACAACTATTGATTCTTCATAAACAGGTTTCGAGCTTCCGGGCGGAACATTAATTAATAACTTATGTATCTCTCCATAAGCTATTGCTGACAAATGGTCGCAAATACAATCAATATGCCACCCCCTACAAAAATTTCTTGAGGGTTCCAAGATATGCCACATTAATTCGACATAATTAACCAAAGATGATTCGGCTATCATCTGTTGCAACTCAACTTTATATTTTTCTGGATTTGAGTTAATTAATCTGATTATATCTTGAACAACTTTTGACATAAACACACATTATCATAAAATGTATAAAATGTCAACAAAATAGACAAATGAAAAATCGCTGAAAATATTCAGCGATTTAGAAAACAAACAAATCTAACTCCTATCGAGTATATAAATATTAGCATAATTTTGTTAATAAAAGATTAATGGAATTATCTATTAAAAAAAATATATTGACAAAACATTTATAATATGATATTAATATATATGCTAGCGGAGCCAGAGAAAAAATTTTTATTCGTACGGCGACCATCTGGCTGTTTTTTTTGGTTTTCCTCCCCTACCTCCGGGGAGGTTTTTTTATTGTTAATAATGTCGCTATCTATTGAAAAATAAAAATAGTATGATATATCATCCTTATGATGGATGATATAAAAAAAATTAAAGAGAGAAAAGAACGGGAAGCCAGTACAATTAATAAAATAATAGCTCGGCGTAAATTCTTGGACTCTATCTATGTAGCCTGTCCATATTCATTTTCTCTAGTTAAAGGGAATGAATGTTTAAGGAAGTGCAAAAATTGCTGGATGAAAGTTAATTTTGATAGAACAAAAATAAAATCAAATTACACAAAAGATGAGTTTACTCTTGACAATTTAGAAATAGATGATACACTTGTACCAAGTTATGTATTTAATATAAATAAATTAGAGGTATCAAATGATAAATAATAATTTATTTGATATATGTGTTAAATTTAATCATATATTTAAAAATGAATCACATAAAAAAATGTTCATTAAGCGAATTATTGAAGGCATTCCTTTAAGTGAAATAGGCAATGAAATGAATACAACAAAACAAAATGTATCTAAAATAATACTTAATTATGTAAAACTTATTTCCTTAGAATGTTCATTAACACAAAAGAAATCGCTACAAAGAAGAATAGATGAATTAAGTAAAGGAAAATAATGAAATTTATTAAATTTGTGTTGTTTTTAGTTGGATTAGTGGGAATTATATCCCACTTTTATTTAAAAAAGCAAGAAATAAATATATTAGCAGATAATATATATTTTGAAGCAAGGAACTCTACTGTAGAAGACCAAATATCAGTTGCTTTAGTAACATTAAATAGAGCGGCATCAGCTAAATATCCTGCTAAAATTAAAGATGTAGTATTCTCAAAAGGACAATTTTCTTGGACAGTAGAATATTCTAAACCTAATCGGAATACAAAATCTTGGAAAAAATCATATGCTATTGCTGAAATGGTATATAAAAATTATGAATATTTCAAAAGAAATGATGTGTGCTTTCACTATGCTACATATATTAGCGATGAAAGTAGTCATTGGACAAGAAATATAAAAAAAAGAACAAAAATAGGGAAACATATTTATTTTTGTGATTAATTATTTGATAAACAAGGAATTAAAATGGCTAAAGAAATTTATCGTCAAGAAATTGAAAAATGCGGTAATAATGTAGTAAAAAGATTATATGACGTATTTACTGGTAAATTAATCAGAATAATTGTTAATGATAAGATTATATGTGACTGTAAAAAAAATGTACACTTTTCCTGTTGACAAATAAAAAATTAATGATATTAATGTATTTGTAATATTAATTTAACAGAAAGAGAAAATTATGAATACATTTGAAGTTATTGATGTTTTGAATAAAGGTGGAGTAATTGAAAAAGGAAAGACACAATATTCAATTTATCAAGGTATAATGATTGCAACAAAGGGAAACAAAACAATTATTAATCCTCAAGTTAAAGTTGGAGGATTTCTAGACAAAAAATTAAAAATTAAAACAAATTACAATAAAAAAATAACTAATCCTGAAAATTTGCCTGAAAATAAGATTAAACTTAAGGCTGGCGAGCTTTATTTAGCAGAAAACGGTCTAAAAATCTTTGTTACTAAGATTATTAAACAAAAAGCTTTTTGTTCGATTGAGGGATATCCGTTAACTTTTATTTATAGTATCTCTGGGAAAGCCAGCATAAGGCTTTTGCAAAAAAAAGGCCCCGGATATGATATCATCAAAAAAATTTTATAGCCATAGGATAAAAAATGAAAAAAATATCTTGTAAGGAATTTAGAGAAAATATGGCAATATTTCTTGATTTAGTACATATGTATAATGAAAGCATTATAATTACAAGAAATGGCAAAGATTATGTTAAAATAGTAAATTTGAAAGATGGTAAAGATGATAACACTTTGGATTGTGATGAATAACAAATATGAATTTATTTGCAAAGTAAATTCTTATATATATTTATCGCAAACAGATATCCAGAACTGTAAAGTATTCAAAGATTTCCATAAGGCTAATTCTTTTATACATAAGTATAATTTATCTGATGTATCTCCCAAAAGATTTAAGCTTGTAATGGATGATAAATAGATGTGGTTCTTAATGTTTTTTATTTTATTGGGTGTACCTAAATATATTCCAATATGGGCATTTGTTATAATGTTCACTTTATGTTCAATATGCCAAATATATGAATATAAGCTGAATTATAACATAAAAAAATTGAATTAGAAAATATGTACAACATCTATAAAAAAATCCCGAAATAATCGGGATTTTTTTTGTTGAATATAAAATAATTTACTTGCCATTGTTTTCTGAAAAGTTATTATTATATATAAGATGACAACAAATAAGATAATTTATTTGTTGTTTGCAAGATATAATCAGGAGGGCAAATGAATAGATACAAAAGAAAAAAAGATTCTCTTATCGTTATTCAAGGCAATAGATGTGCTTACTGTGGGAAATGGATGCCGATTGGAACATCCACATTAGACCATATTATTCCCAAATCAAAGAATGGAACAAATTCTTTGGATAATCTTGTTGTGTGTTGTCGTGACTGCAATCTAGAAAAAGATAATGACTACATTATTGATAGACTCGATTTAATTAAAACACATATTTGTTGGGATAAAATAAAAAAGAGTATAGAAAAAAGTGAACAAGAAAGAATTGACATAGCTAAAAAGGAGATGGAGAGAATATGCCGATTAGACCAGAGAATAAAAAACTCTACCCTAAAAACTGGAAAAGCATCAGAGGAAAAATATTATTACGCAGCAAAAACAAATGTGAATTTTGCGGAGTGGAAAACTATGCTATTGGCTATAGGGATGAAAATGAGAAATTTATTGAACTTGTTGAATTGGAGAAACAGAATGCTGCACTTTTTGATGGGAAAAAACTCATTAAAATAGTTTTGACAATTGCCCATTTAGACCATAATCCTCAAAACAATAAAGAAAGCAATTTAAAAGCATTATGTCAAAAATGTCATTTAAATTATGATTTAGAGCATCATAAAGAAACGAGAAAGAAGAATAAAAAACTTCCTTTGCTTGATTGATATTTATATGTATGATATACAGATGCACATTATAGGTTCCCAAATAGTTTTATTTTTCATAGCTTTATTTTGGGATGAACTAAAACAAGAAACAATTGGATATAATCAGCAACAAATTATTTTGGTCGTAACTTTACTTTGTCTATTTAGCTGGATAATAATATTTCTTTTTGTTTTTGGATTTATCTATGATATTATCATAAAAAGATATTTTACTAAATAAAATGTACGTTTTTTAGTTGACAATAAAAAATAAAGTGGTATTTTTTTATAGGAGGTTAAAATGATTAAAGCTGATGAAGTGGAATATGAGCCAACATTTTATGATTGGATGCATGGGGAATGGGTTCATCCAAAAGTGTTAAAAAGAAAATGGTACGTTAGGGTTGGTGGTTATTATGCTACGGGCAAAACGAAAAAAGCAGCTTATAAAAAGGCTAAGAAACTATACGATAAAAGATTTGTAGAAAGATGAGGTAAGATAATGAGTATAAATTATCCTGAAATGGATAAATCAACTTATGTTGGCAAAAGTAAAGCGAGAATAGTTGAATTGTTTGAGGTGGCGGATTAGTAATGATAATATTTTTATTTTATATTGTGACAGTAATATGTAGAATGTTTGATTTTAAATACAATCTAATGGGGAAGGATGATGAACTGAAATTTCTTTCAGAATATATTTTTCCCGCAATGTTGGAACTTTTATTTCTTGATATTTGGATTATCAATTTATTGAATAAGGATTTAAAAATATGAGTGAAGTATTAAAAGAGTTCTTAATAATGATGACATTCTACATTGCTGGACTTGTCTTTGTTAACTACAATGAGCCACTTAGCCAAACAACATGTTATGTTACAGGGTGGCTATCTTATGTATTTTATTCGATATTTTGGATGGTAACAAAAAAGAATGATAAAATTTAGAACATATAAATCAAACTTAGCCTTAGCTTTAAATGCTATTTTTGATATGGATAATACCTGTTTTTCTTATGGAAGCATTGATGGCGTATATCAAGAAAAAGATGATGTTTTGGAAATTTTAATGATAATAAATAATAAACCTCACAATGGAAATTTTAAGAAATTCATGAATTTTATTTCTAATTATTGTCGTCAAAGAAATAAAAAACTTGCATTTGTGGAAATATGGAATAACAGTTTAAGACATAAATTGTTAAATGAAGGATATACTTTATATCCTAATAATGGTTTAGTAAAGGATAACTTCAATGAGTGAAAGTCTAACGGATGATTGGAAAGCTGGAAAACTTAAATGGCATGCATCATATTATTGCATTAATCCCAAAAGTGAAGTTGTTGTTGCCACACTTTTAGGAGATGACATCTTATATTCAAAAGAGTTGGGAGGTACTTTAAATATTGGATATTGGGAAGTCCTTGCTCCTTGCGATTATGAAACATTAGTTCATCTCGAGACAAAAACAGAATGGCAAGCGGAGCGCATTAAAGAGCTTGAGCAAGACGTTAAGACGCTAACTAACAATTATAAATTGCTAGAGGATAAGCAAGCGTCCGACATCATACACGGCCAAGCCTTAGTTGATGAGTTCGGAGATTTTGAGGCTCTTTATGAGGAACTGCAACGGCTGAAAGAGGTTATAAGAACGGCCAGAGATACCGCTTATTCATCGATGCAAGATTGCCCGAGATGTGGCTTTATTGATAATCTGTTAACCAAAGCGCTGAATGAAAGTGAGAAAAATGGTTCATGCTAGATTACATTTAATTGTTGTGGTTTTGGAGCAAGAGGAAATCTAGCTCAAAAATGCGCCCAAAATTGTATTGTTGTCGGTAATATTCAAGAAAATACAGAATTATTGGAGTAAACTAATGTCAAGGAAATACGGATTAACTAAACATGAACAGGATTTATTAACTAAAGCATTAAAATATCAAGAAAAAGCTGAAGCTATCCATAGAAAATTTGCTGACAGTTTAGAAAATAGATTCTATAATTCTCAAACAATTAGTGAATTTGAAGAATATGATTTATGGACACTTAACTTAAGCGGAGATAGTTCTTTTGATGAAGAACAAGTACAAAAATTTTGGAATATAGTAAAACAAGAATGTAAAGATGACAAATAATAAAGAACTCCAAAAGCTTTATGGCTCTCCCCTATGTCCGGTATGTTTTGGGCAGAGCTTTGTTTGCGAAAATTGCCTGTATAAAGAACAAGGGGAATATAATTTCAAAAGATATATGGACAAAATAACAACTGAATTTGCAGAAAAAATTATTAATAGCTGTAATGAAGTGCGTGAAAGAGCATTAAAGGAGATTAAGAGATGATAAAATTTAAATATTTTGGCATGGGAATAGCGATGGGAATAGTGTTAGCTCTCTATATTCTATCAAACCATCAGTCGTTTAATTGGTTGGGGAAACAATTTATTTGCATAGAGGAGCAAGACTAATGTCATATTTAGAAGAACTTTTGCCTGAGTTCAGAAAAGGGGCTAAGATTAGAAGCTCTATGTGGAGTAAAAAAGCTTTTATCCATTTGAAAGATGGTAAAATCTTAGATGAAAGCGGATTACCTTATACAATACCAGCTATTGCTTTTCATATAAATGACTGGGAACTCTACCAAGAGCCTATAGATTGGGACTACATTATCAAGAAAAAATGCCTTTGCTTGTTTTGGGATGATGTCGATAATTTAGAAGAATCATCTTACGGGTACTTAATCCGTCATAACAAATATACTAAATGTTTCTATGACGGGAAAGAATGGTATAATCATTGCCGGCCCGTTCGTAAAGATGAGCTAAATCTTTATGAGGAAAGAAACGATGAGTAATTATAGCGAATCTGCCATAATTAAAAATCCCCAATTCGGCGATGTATGGCAAAATGATGATTTGATTTTGTATATAGATAGAATTTCAAAAGACAAAAATGGGAAAGACATTATTTACGCCTATGATATGGATAAAAAAGGATATATTGCCGGTTGTTGGTATCATTTAGATATTTTTATGAGTAATGCTAAATATATCGGCAAATCAAAAACAAAATTATCATACTTGTTTGAGGTTAAAAATGATTAGAGCTGGACAGATTTATAAAAGCAAAAACCTTATTTATGCAGTCACTTTTGTGGGGATTGGCTTTAAAAATAAGCAGCAAGTCCAAGTAATTACTCCTAGGGGCTTTACATATGGATGGAGCTATTCCAAATCCCAAAGATATGGGGGTGAATTAATTGCCGAATATCCAACTTGGCAAGAAGCAATCAACAGTAATGAGTTCAAAGAATGGAAAGGAAAATAAATGACTATAGAAATCGGCAATAACCTTGCGGCTATAATTTTTATATTTGGCGCTGCTTTTTAAATTATGAGGATATTGGAAAAATGAGTAAAGAAATAACAAAAAAATTCCCTAAAACAATCAGCATTTCCGAATATGAGAGCACTAGATGTTCAAGAGATTGCAATTATTGCTCTAAACAATATGGTAACTATCGCTGTTACATAAGAGATTATCAAGATGGAGAAGAAATAGAGCTTCTCGATGATGTAGATGATGATAATTTTTCTTCAGCAGATACGTATGGATTTAAAAGAACCGATTTCTGTTTAAAAAATTTTGGAGAATGAAATGTTAAAAGAGTTAATTATGAAACTTTTCCCAAAAATAGAAACAAAATATGTGCTGGCTAAACGAAAAACAGATGATAAATACTTCAGATTTAAAGTGCAATCTAAGAATCAAATATATTTAGACTGGTTTGGCTATCCATTTCCTCTCGAAATGCAAAAAGATGGAACATTTATATGCAAAAAGAAAGGGATTCGTGGATATAACAGACCATATCCCGGTTGGATATGGATTGAAGATGACGGTCGTCAAGCAAAGAAAGCAACTTTTTGTTAATCTCTGTCTCTATTTAACAAAGAAACGCGAATATTTACTAAAAATATAGTTGCTAAAGCAATTCTTTGCGTTTTGTGGACACAGAAATATATTTTGTCAGAGACATTAATGCCCTTATCTGAAAATGAAATCATCAGCAGAATATAAAGTACATCATAGAAATTTATAAATATATAAATTATACATACCTACACGTATGTATGTTTATTTTTATAGACAAAATAAATAAAATAGTGTATAATATTTTTCAGCAGAATTTCTTACCTAGTTAGGTTAATATATCGGCGCCGCACCCCTCGGTGGTAAAATAGATGAACTGGTAGTAGTCTTTCCTAACACTAAATATCTGTACCGAAGAATATTTCGAGCCTCAGGCAATATATAGAGTTGTTTGGATAGCCCTATATATCAGAACTTAACCGTGACCGCCATATATTACTGTTCTTATGGTATTACAGGATGACCGAATACCGATTTCCAAAAGATTTCTACGAACAATCCAAATATTTTAAAATAAATGTACATTTTTTTATTTTAAAATACTAATTTCCATATATGGGATAACTGTATCAAATTATAACATTATGTGAAAAAATCACATAATCTCTATTTGTTTTACTAAAAAATATACATATACACATATTTTATTCAAATATTCTTGAAAAATAAACCGGGTAGGTATATAATATATTCTATCTAATTTATGATAACATATTTTTAGTAAATTATTAAATAAAATAAAGTAAGTTAAAATAAAGTAAAATAAAGTAAAGTAAATTCATAAGGGTGCACTAGTACATTATGTTTTGTCTAAAAATATTCGGGCTTTTTTTGCGGGGTATGAAAAAAAATAATTACGGGGATGTGTTCCAGCTCATCAAACGAATCGCTAACATCATTAAATAATATTTTGTCTAATAAATAGCAGAAAATACATAATAAAGATTATGCGACAACTTAATATGTCTAAATTTGTCTATGTGTTTAAAGCTTTTACAATATATTAGTTTATGCGTATTAATTAAAATAAATAATCTTAATAAAATTCTTCTGTATGAGCTTAAAAACGGCCTTTAAATAGATAAAAAATATATATGCTACTTAGTAAATATTTAACGATGTTTTGCATCATTTATTAACCATTTATTAACTATATTTTTTATTGTTTTTCCATTATTTGAATAATAAAACATTTAAACAATCATTTGAATATTATATAAAATAATGTTCATCATACATACATCATCTTTACATATTATATAAAATACATTATATTTGCTTAAATTTCGCCATTATTTTAACAGAGATAAATAATAAATTCGTATAAAAAAATCCCTCCTAAAGTGGGGGATTGATTAATATTATGCCGCATCCAATCATTGGCTATATTTATCGCGTGTTCTTCAGATTGTGCTAATATAATAATAACCTTTTGTTTGTTTTATCCTTTCGCCATAGTTCAAAATAATCTTTATTATTTATAATCCAATACTTGCCGGTATCATCGGCAGCAATGGAAGACTTATAGACATTATTAGCCGATATCAATTAAATTTCCTTCCTTGCGTTTTGCTGTTTTAGGGATTTTATTTCTTGATTTACTAACAGTTTTGAGACTTTGAGAGATTCGGCAATTTCAACTTGTCTTTCTCCGGCTTGGAATCGTCTCCATATTTCAGCCCTGCGGGTTTCTCTCTCCTCTGACATTTTGCTTTTAAGTGTTGGATTATCTTCGAGCAGTTCAACTTTTAGCACTCTTTCAACTTTTTCTGTATCTGGATTAACAAAAAAACCAGTAGTTAATTTTATTTTAGCGCCATAATAACACGCTTGAGAAAAAATATTTGCCTCTAATCTTTGAAGATTTCCCGTGACCGGCAAAAACACAACGTTAGAATCTTGAAAAGCCGTTCTGAATTTCATTTTTTATACTCTACAATTTTGATGTTATAAAAACGAAGAAAAGCCTTGAAGTAAGCAATAAAATCTTCGTCAAAATAATCGGGATTGAAACAAATATACTCATCAAATGACACGCAACGATTAACGTTTTTATTGCCTTCTGTTTCTCTATCGTTAAATAAATAAAGTTCGCCGGCTTCGATATATCCCTCCTTAACATCGAGCTTCAAAAGAGCGGCGCCGTTGTTGTTGTCCTGCGTCTTATTTATCCAATTTATCACATTTTGGGGCGTTGCCCTCCCTTTAAATTGTCCATCCTCCAGCTTAAAGGCTTTGTGCAATTGGGCAGGGAATTTAAATCCCTGCGGCCCGATATAAGTTGTTACGATTCGAATAACATCAAATAATTGCATTTTAGCGAATCCGCAACGGTTAAAATAAGATGCTAAATATTTATTGACCTTGTTCGCTTTTTCTTCTCTAACAAAGACAACTAATTGCGTATTTTGTCCCATTTTGTCCCCCTTTTTTTATATTAAAAATAAACGATATACGGAACGCCTTTTTTTGTATCTCTGGCGCCGATTTCGTGCTGCTCGTCTGTCGCGAAAAAGTCGCAACCATTAACAACAGCATCCGCATAATAAGCCGCAGCATAAAATTGATTATTTATTGACCGCAAACGCAACACAGATGAAGCGGCAACAAAAATTTTTGCCCTTGCCCGTCTTGTCAACTCTTGCCGCGCGCGGCGTTCAAACAAACAAAATTTATCCGTTCGTTCTGCGACTTTTTCAGCTTTTTTAAGTTTTTCGCGAAGATAATCGCTTGATAATTTTTTTAAATTCATTTTACGCCCCCATAATTAACTTTATTTTTTCTACGTCATCCGCGGGAATTTCTTTAAAGTACCAACTGCGGCCGTATTCTTTCCCACATTTTGGGCAAGGGCGACACAGCACACCGTCGGGGCAAAGTTTTGAATATCTCACCCAGCCGGCCGCCTCTTCCTTTACCTTCTGAAGGGCGTAGTGTTTTTTCATAAATCGCGGCAACTTGGAAAGCGGGAGAGTAGACTCAAATTCCCAACCTGTGTTTAAAAGCTTTTCTACATGCTTAAAATCGGCAATTTTTGCAAGATTTTTATTAATTTTTATGCGATTTATAAGTTTTCTAATTTCGTACAAAGAATGTTTACACCTATATTCATAAACTTTTATTTTCCTTTGAGCTAAAGACTCATTTATACCACAGCCACAATCAGCGCGGCAGTCGTTTAAATGGTACAATTGCCATAATCTTTTTATGTCTAAAAATAAATTTTCATCTTTTTTGCTTGCAAAAATAAAATCACCATCCAATATTTGCCCAGCAGATTCTATGCGTCCATTTCTAGCACAAAGAACCCCAGACGCTGAGAAAACGTCTCCTTTTTCTGTCTTTTTTAGTTCTAACTCTATAGACAGTACGTCATCGCCGTTAACCGAAAAAAATACAAAATTCTTTTTCATTTTTAAAACCTTCTATAGTTAATATAAATATATTTTAGCACCTTTTAACAACTTGTCAACTACTTTATGCAAAAAAAATCTATCTTGCTAAAGTATGTAAACAAGTTTCTAAACTGTGGCCAGCAAGCTGGCACTGATTAACACCATCATCACAGCCGACAATAAGAATTAACAAAATCAAAATAAAAACAAAATATTTCATAGTTACCCCCTTTTTCTTAATATATAAATATATTATCATTTATTTTAAAGTTGTCAACAAAAATATTTTATAAATAAAAAAAACAGCAACAAAACACCAACCGGAGAGGTAAAAAAGCACCATAAAAAGGCTTTAAATTCGTCATCAAATATAATTTTCTTTTTTTTAGCTGGTTTTATAGTGCTTCTCCCTTGTCTGAACGGGGATAAAATTTTATTAATATCATTATCGCTAATATATGCGCAATGAATACGCTTTAAATCTTTTCCCGATTCCATATAAAGAGAATCGCCGCGGCCAATTAGATTCTCTGCGCCGCTCTGGTCTAAAATCGTTTTGCTGTCGAATCCAGTGCTTACCTTATAAGACAACCGAGTCGGAAAATTAGCTTTTATCACGCCTGTAATAACATCAACCGAAGGGCGCTGAGTCGCAATTATTAAATGAATTCCGCAGGCTCTGGCCTTTTGTGCAAGGCTTTGTATTTTTTTTTCAGCAGCCCTCCCGGCGGTCAATATAAGTTCCGCGAATTCATCAATAACACACACAATAAACGGCAATTTAATGCCTTTTATGTGTAAATCTGTAATATTTCGGCAGCATTCAGATTCTAATAAACAGTAACGCCTTTCCATTTCATCAAGTAACCAATCAAGAGAAGAAAGTGACGCGCTTTCTTCCGTGATTGGATTTTCTAACAAAAAAGAAGAATCGCGATATTGCGCAAACTCAACTCGTTTCGGGTCAATAATCAATAATTTTAATTCTTCCGGCGTTTTGTTGCTTATCAGGCTAATCAAAAAACAATTAAGAGCTACACTTTTCCCGCTGCCCGTCGTTCCCGCAACCAATAAATGCGGCATCTGTGCAAGATCTCCCCAAACAGGGACGCCAAACGTATCGACACCCAACAGAATCGGCAAATTTTCGGACCTTTTTTCCGCTATAAGTGGCAATAAATCAATTGTTTTTTTTGTCTCTTGCGGAATTTCAAAGGCAACCAAGCCGCGAATCGTTCGAATATTAAGCGCTTCAACTT